GCGATGAACCAGAGTGGAGGAATTTTGAAGCCCTAGTGATGTTGAAGGGCATGGATAAAATGATAGAAATACCGATAGCTTCAGTCGAAAAAGTGCTTAACTCTTTTCTGAATTCAGATGAATATTCAGAATATCTGAAGTCACCTTCCACCAACAATCTGAAAGACTCTCTAAAAAAATTTTCAGAAAAGTGGGGTTGGAAACCTTATATGGTTTACATCATTCAACATTGTTTATTGAAAGGAGACCTTTTTTTTAATACCATCAATCATATGGGTCAGGGAATACATCATGCAACATCATCATTATTAGCCATGATCGTGTCATTTTCATTTGAATACTTAACTAAACTGTACTGGGAACGCAAGTTTGCTTTGACTGGAAATAAATGTCTCACAACAGTTGTACATGCAGGCTCTTCAGATGACTTCACCAAAGTTATCACTATACAGGCCGAACTAGATGAACATGAGTTCGAAACACATGAGAAGATGTTCAATGAGAACTATCGCAAATACATGAACTATATGTCTTCATTTATGAGATGCTGCCAAATATTTATCTCTGAAAAAACGGTCTGTGGTCCCACCGTAGGAGAATTTTATAGTGAATATGACATGTTTAGAGGTATAGATCCTGCTGTTACAAAGTTCACAACTTCAGTATTGATTAACAATAGCTGCACTTCACCACTTACTATCAATGAAAGCAATCTTAGTGCTTCACAACAGGCTATGTATATGAGTACATCCTCACTGACATTGCAAACTGTCAACCTATTGAGAAGCCAATCGTTTGTTAACCAATGTGACTTTCTAGTCAATGATTATTATCTCTTCTTAATTGACAATTTATCCATTTTTTCCATTTATACAACCCCTAAGTATAGTCAATTGAGCAGTGGCGGAGTCTTTATGAATGATTTAGAGCTAATTATAAATGCCTTTAAGTTCTTGTTGGCAATTTTGGATTATCTTCCTGAGGATAATATTGGACTATTTGATTCTATAATTAGTGAGAAATCAGAGAAGCTTGATGCTGATGCTTCTGTTTGCTCACCAACGAAAATCACCAATCCTTCTCTGAGCGGGACGTATTATGAGGACAGTGATGACTCTTTCTCCATCCCTAAGAGTTCTGTC